TACCAGATAGTGTAATAGTTGTAGTGCCTTCGTTAAAGTCTTGGCAAGGCCCCATTTGGTAATCAACGTCAGCTATAGTCCAATTTGTTGCGCCAAGCCTTGAAAGTTTCCTTGGTTTAAAGTTAGGATGGCTGATATACATTATATCGCCAATCTGAGCAAACTTTAACGCCGCTAAATCTGTTTGTGTATAAGTAGTGGCTATCTCATAAGGCTCTTCAAGAATACCACCAGATGTATAAGTTGTGTATGCGGTGCTATTAACACCAGATAACTCAAAAGTATTAGCACCAGTATTTACGTTAGCTACAGTAAACCTTCTATTGTTTACCTCTACCATTCCCACAACACCAGAGATATAAACGTGGTCACCGTTGGCAAATGTATCAGAACCAGTATAAGTTACCACCGCTGGATTAGCTTTAGTTATAGCTGTGATTGCTTGGCTGGCGTTAGATGTACGAGTTGTGCCAGAATAAAACCTGATATATAAATCTCCAAACTCCAATATAACGCTATCAGTTTCAGAAAATATGAATTTAACTAAGCGGGTAGTGTCTGCACTATCTTTTACCTCATTAACAAATACTGAGCCTTTGCGCTTAACAAGTGGCCCTTGTATTGCAGGTCTGTAGTTTAAACAAGTTTGTCCAGCTTTAGAATAAAGTGGAAGAGCGCCCCTACCCCATAGGTAGTTACCAAGCTCTCCATAGTTAAATGCTTGCTGGTTGTAATACAGCCTAGCCATGCTATAACCTCGCCGATAGGAACTGGCTCACTTCTAGTCTATCAAATACACCTTGTTGGCTATCTATTGATACAAAGTCTGCAAGCTCAAGTTTGAATATTTCCATTTGCGTATTTCTCTCTAGCATATTGCCAGTTATCTTATACGCTATTAATGCGCTCAAGTACCTTGCCATCAGGTCAGTGAATGTAGGGCTAAAACTTTGCTCATCCTCTACATCGGAGATATAAACTATCCCTACCCCACTTTCATAAGAAAGAAGTTTAAGTGTTCCATCATCACCCCTTTCAAGCCTGTATTTATCTATACCACCATAACTAGATACATCACTTGTATAAAGCGGGCTGTTGACTACTTGTGGGTGAGGTGATTGATATTGCTCTTCAAGGCTTGTCATTACTAAACCAAGAAAGTCGGAAGGCAAAGTATAAGCATAGCTGTAGTTAAATGCGGGCGCAGTAACATCAGCGTTTAACAATGCCCTCCTAATAGCGAAGTTCCATGGGTGCATGGAAAGTAAGGCTCTTCTTGCCGTATCATATCGCAGGTTACATTCTATAGCCTCAACTGTGTTCTCAGTTATAGAAGTAATCTTGCCAGCGCCTAAGTTCTGTAGGGCGTTGTTGCATATTTCAACTTTTGATACCAAGGTATATCCTTTAGAGAATTTGTTGGTGGGATTGTAGTTACCTTCCCACCGAAGGTATTTAGGTTAATTAACCTTTCTTAAGTATCTCAAGAATTACTGTAACTGTACCAGCCGCAGAACCAATAGTATTAGCTGTTAAAGCTATATCATACTCTTGACCTGAGTTAGCAACTGAAGCAGAGCTTACAGTGTTGTGCAAATCAACAACAGATTTAACTCTGTTTTCGATAGCAACAGTTTGTAGACCATCAATGGTTTTAGATGCACTTGCAAAAGTTTGTCCATCCATAAAGATGTCTTTGTCTAGTACAGCACCATTAACACCACCAGTAGTTATCTGATATAGACCAAGGTCGTAATCAGTACCAGAAGTGATTGCATCGCACATAATAGTTGCACGAAGCAAGATGTCGCCAGCTTTGATTCTAGCTAATCTGAAGATAGAAGCATCATCATCTGCTGCTGCTATTTCAAAAGTTTGTAGGATGGTTTGTATGCCACCACCACCACCAAGAGTAGCATCTTGAAGCGTTCCCGCTGCAAGGTTACTATTGATGTATTCGTTTCTTACTGCCATTGTTTTTCTCCATTAGCAATTATTAAAAGATTAAGAAGCAGTTGAAGTTACTTTAACAACTTTAGAGCCTTCAGTACGAAGAGCGCCAATGCGGAAAAGTGCTTTCACTTGCTTAGTATCAATTAGGTCTGGCCTATCTTCAATTCTAACTTCGATGTCAGAGTTGATACCTACGCATATACCAGTAGAAGCAAAAGCAAAGTTTGAACGAACTGAGCTTGCAACGTTTAGTATAGGGTCTGAGTTTTTAGGTGAAGAAGGGAATACAATAACATCCATACCAAGTACGTTTGTTATTCTACCTTTTTCAACTGCATACTCTTTAGTATAATCGCCAGAGATAAGTTCAATTTCGTTTAGAAGTTGATTATGCTCTTGGTTAGATATAGCTAGATACAGTTTTTCGTCAGCAGTTAGACCAACGCCTTTTTCATAGAACTGGTCTACGATTTCACGGCATTTGTCATAAGTGAAGCCAGCAGTTGCATCAACAGTCTGTACGCCATCAGTAGACGCAGAAGTAGTTGTTGCAAATTCTTCACCAGTTAGAACTGAGCCTAGTGCCGCAGCAGCAGCAACGCGGTCAAATCTACGAGCCATAGTTTGAGCAAGAGATTTAACGTAAGGTGAGCCTAGTTCAACAAGTGATTGCAGGTCATCTTGACGGTCAACGACCCATACTTGGTGGTAAGTTTTCACTATAGCACCACGTCTTTCGTGTTGAGGGTCGCCAAGAGCAACTAGTTGGTGACGAGCAGTTTGCTCATTATCATCAGTTGCAGATAGGTTCTGCCAGTCAAAGCGTTTGCCTTTTACTGGTTTAGTTAGTACGCGTGAACGTAGGAAGCTCTCAGTTTGTTGAGCCTCTAGATTCACCATGTCGGTAAACTGTGTTACCAAAGTTTGGTTTAAAGTGTCAGCCATTTGGCATCTCCATTAAAATTAATAATAAAATTAACTAATCGAAATGCTCCCTATGGAAACCACAGACACTCTTGCTTTTTGAACAGAAGCCTAACTATTCAGACTATTCCTGCGTCAAAGAGAATTGTATTTAAACAATCTACCTCTTACATAAACACAATATTAACTAATTCTTAACCATTTGTCAATAGTGTATGTTGTGCGTATTTTTCTTTAGCTTTCTCATTAGCTGTCTGAGCACCCTTCCAATCACCAGCTTTATGCAATTTAACTGCTTCTGCAGCAAGTGCTTTAGCCTCAGCATGGACTGTATCTGGACTTAGGTTGCTATTAACATGACTAGCATCCAATCTATCCTCACCCATTTTCCTCGCCATATTATAAGTAAACTTTAAGAAATCAGGGTCGTTACCAAATTTCTTAGCAGAGGCATCAGCATTAGGGTCGTTCTGCATATAGTTTTTATAGAACGCGTTAGCTACCTTAATATTAGTATCAGCATCCTTACCCCACTCTTTCTGTAGGCCGCTTAGGTCTGGCTTACTAGCATTAAGCATCTCACCATAAGCTGTATATACATCTGTCATTATTTCTTGGAAGGCTTTATTAGAAACACCATTGGCCTTAGCTTTGGTTTCAAGGTTAGCTATAAACTCTTTTGAGATAGCTTCTTCAGGAATAGTATCTGGTAGCGTGTACTCATACTTATCAGTAGGAACGCCCATCTCTTGATATAACTTTTCTTGGTAGGCTTTTACTTCTGCTTCCGATGCGCCCTCTTCTGGTTTAATCAAGCCTTTCTTACCTATCAAGGAGTTTAACCCACTGTAGGACTTATTCAGAGTATCAAAATCTTTTACACCATTCTTAGTAAACAACTCTTGTAGCTCTTTTGGTGCAGAGCTAGTGAAGGCTGTAAAGTCTGGTGCGGTTGTTTGTGTAGTAGCTTCTACATTAGTCGTATCAGTTGTTAAAGCAGTTGCTTCAGTCATCGTCATTCTCCGTAAGTGTTACAGCGCTAGATAATTCATCGCGCTCTTTATATTTTGCATTTAAGGCCCGCAAAATGTGGTTGACTACATACTTCTTACCCAACTCAAATCCCATCATCTCAGGACTTGAAGGCGGAGTAAATTCAAAGTAGCCCATGTCTATTATTAATTGGTCTAATACTTTTGCACCGATACCAGAGCCAAAAGTTTTCTGATAAGCCTTAGCTTCTTCTCTTTGTTTTCTGCCATCGCCATTTCCGAATGGGGGTTTGATTGGCTCATACACCACCGTCTTAATTCTTTTATCCATTAACTACCTGCCCGCTTGCTGCGGAGGATTTTGTGCTGCTTGTAAAGACTGTCCAGCATCGCCCGCTTGTTGTGCTATTGATAACATTTGTTGTGTTTGTTGTGCCTTAGCTCTCGCATCACGCACAGCAGCTATATCCTCATCTGATTTCATTAAGCGTTCAGGAACACCCCTTATATCCGCCAACTCATCAGCGGCATTATCAAAATCAACTATATCTAATACCGCAGGATTAACCTGTGCAAGTAACGCTAAATCTTGTATGTACTGCATTATGTTTGCAGCATCATTAGCCTTCTGTGCTTGTACCATAGGAGAAAGATAAACAACTTTTATCTCCTGCCCTTTTAATTTCTCAGGAACATCTATCTTACCTTGTTCAATTAAAATAGATAACACCCTCTCAGCAGTAGGGCCAAGTATGTCTGACTGCAACCTTGCTACGTTTGGAGCTATTAATTTAATCTTCTCTTGATTCCTTATAGAAGCCTCAGTTGCGGTCATTGTTTGTGTTTCAGCTGTCTGGAATATATCTATATAGAAAGCAGAGCGTATCGCTTGTTGTTTATACAATAACCATTCCATAGGCGCACGCGGGTCGCCAGCGAAGGCTTCTTGCCTATACGCATCACCTACGGAACCTCGGACAGTAAGTACACCACCTGATGATGTATTCATCTTACCAAATTTACTCTCGCTAGAAACAATTATAGTCGGACTTAAAATTTTCTCCATCGCAACTGTCATAAACTTATCAGTTACGTTGCAGAGTTTAACATTAGATAGTGCCACCCTTGCAGGGCAATCACCCCATTTGCCATCACCAAGTTTATCCCATCTACCTACAGGAGTTGGCATAGTGTTAAAGAATTTAGTGTCTAGTAGATAATCATAATCCAATAACCAGTACTCAGAGAGATACTTCCTATCTTCTGGCTTCATAGACTTACTATTATAATTCTTATTCTTTTTAATGATGCGTAGCACCTTTAGCTTATCTTCATCATTCTTTTGTGTTATCTGCGCTGGTAACTTCCAGCCCTTTTCTTTTATTTGTTTAATAGGGTATTCTCTTTCAAAATACACATCTTCAACATTACCACTAAAGTCCTCAGTGAAGTTTATATTCTTTGGCCCCTCAGCACGGAACTTAGCAACATCTTCATCATCAGCATCTATAAACAAAGCGCCTGTACCAAGCGCGCCAATCATCTTAACGCAACTATAGAAGTTATCGTAGAACCTATTTCTTGGATTGTTAAATACCGATAAAACCTTACGTTGTGCATCATCTGCGAACAACTGTACTTCCCTATCTTCTAGTAAAGATGTATCTTCAGGTTGGAAGCCAATAAACTTATTAGCAGGGTTAGCCATGATAGAGGAAAGATTCTTAGCAAATATATCTAAACTTCTCTCGCCAGTATCATCATAAATCTGTCTGCGTTTGTTAGTGGCATCGCTTTTATAGCGTAGCAACTGCTCACTATTAGGAAACATAAAATCCTGTATCTCTTGCCAAATGTGCAATTGTACAGTTTTATCTTGTTGTAACTTGTTATATTGCTGAATAGTTTTATTAGCCAAGGGTAGCTCCTATATCTCCACCTAATCCCTGCCCTGTAGTTAAGATGGTGTCTGTTTGTTTACGTTGAGAACGTTTTAGTATTTCTGCATCTTGACGAGCTTTCTCTTGTGCCGCTAACGAAGATGCTGCTGAAGCCGCTTGTCTTTTAGCTGAGGAGGCTGCTTTCTGTTGCGAAACCACGCCAGCACCAGCACTAGCTACTGAACCAGCTATTAAAGCAATCTCCACACCAGTACACATTATAAATCCTTTTTCACAATACTTTTTATAACAACGTACCCGCTACGTTCCATCATAGCTAGAAGTCTAGGGTCAGCTATTCCAAATTCAATACTATCACAGTTTATATTCTTTTCAACAAAATTAACCAATTCTTTACCAACTCCCTTTCTATACTCTGGCTCTACATACCAAAAGGATTCATGCGCGCATATAGTTTTCTTCCCCATCTCCTTCATGCAAAAGAAAGCAGCACAACCAATCGGATGTCCGTGCTCGGCCACATAGCATTGTAGATTTGGCAACCTTCTATACCTCTCCACATCATCTCTAACTTCTTGAATATCATACTGGTCGTTCAGCTCTTCAGCTAAATCAAGAAGCATCTCTTCAATGAAAATCCAATCATCCTCTTCAGCGCGTCTATAAATAACCTTTGAAGTATCCGCCATCATCATCTCCTGTAGTTACGAAATTTATATACTCTTTATCCTCGGCAAGTGGGTCAATTGGATAAGCAAAGGTCAAAGCAAGTGCATCACCCATATCTGGTGAGGCAAGCCCCCTACTCTTCATATCGCTCTTCTTCTCTAACTGTAGCCTTAGCTTAGTATCATAGTCATACTCAATACCAGTAAGGTCAACTTTCATCTGCTCATCATAAGGTAACTCAATCCCCTCCTTAATAGCCTTCTTCATTCTATCCCACATCTCAGCACGAAGGTTTACATATTTAGTTTCTTCTTGTGCTTTACTACCACCCTGCACAGCCTGTAACTGTTTCTCAAAGTTCCACTTATTAAGCATATCATAAACACCCCAACCAATACCCACCACGTCTATCGCTATCTGGTCTGGCTTCCACAACTTAGCTTTCTCCGCTACCTTACCAGCAAGCTCAGTTAAATCATCAATCTTATACTTAATTATCTCATGCACCTTCCTTCCCTGCTTGATTGCCAAGCAAGAGCTATCATCACCATGTCGTGCAATATCCAACCCAAACTGTATAGGAAAGTGAGAGTAAGTATCATCTTTAATCTCAAAGCATCTCTCCACAGCATCAGTGGGTATAAACTGCTCACTACCAGTCGTGGGAAATTCACCAAGTACCCTGACATAAAATCTATTATCATTTTCGCCAAACTCAGCCTTGCACTCCTCTATATAGCTAGAACTCACTCTCGTACTATCGTAACAAGACACAGTGTAATTCTTCCACCTAGAACGATTAACATTGAATGTATTAAAGAAATACCCGCTAGTCTTAGTAGGGTTTCCAGTAAGCAACTGCATTGCACCTTCAGTAGATAACGCACCCTTACCAACCTCAAATATCAATTCCTCAATACCAGATGCCTCATCAGCAATAAACAACATATTCTCTTCGTGCAAACCTTGGAACGCTTCTGGATTCTCTCTTCTTGCTGTCCTAGCAATAGCCCTACTCTTAGGATGCAGGGTGCAAGTCAACTCATCAGACTTAACATCAAACCAATTCTGTCCTGTAATCTCTCTAAACCTTCTCGCCCATGAACCTAACTCAGTCCAAAGAATATCTTTCAACTGGTGGGCTGTAGGAGCGGTACAAGCTACAAGTGCTGGTGAGTGAGTAAGAGTAAACCAAAGCACCACCCAAGATAACAATGTTGACTTACCAACACCATGCCCCGACTTAATACTAATCCTTGGATGCTCCTTACTAGCAAAATCCAGTAGCACCTGCTTCTGCCAATCCTCTACCTTTGCAACCCCCAACCCCTTCTCTACAAAATCAATAGGGTTTAATCTCCAACCAAGTACTAACTGCTCTAAATCATTCATAAAAAGTCCACATTTCTCTGGTGTTGAACTTTGTACATATCCCTATAAATCTTCTTTAAAGTGCCGTAGAACAAAGGTTTAGTTACATCAAAGTGTGAATTATAGCCATTCTCAATAGAGTTGTACAAACCTATGTAATATATTTCCCAGATGTAAGCCGCCTCGAATCTTTCCTCGCAAGAGCGTAATATCTCCAACTCAAAATTCTCTGCTCCATACTCAGCTAAAGCTAAACCTAACTTCGCAATCTTCCTCTGCCTATGCTGGGCAAATCGCTTTATTGGATTGCGACTAATACCTATATAAACTCGGCCAGTGACTTTGTTCGTTAATTTGTAAACGTGCGTTTTCTTTACTCTTCTTTTCTTCGCCATCTCCAAAGTATATTTTATTTGACAAAGAAAGCAAGTTCATTTAAACTTAACACTGTTAATCCTTATACGTCACACTTGTACTCGGTTCGGGATTAAGAATATACAAGCAGTTAGAACGGGAATATTGGAAAGCTGTATAGACGGTCTTTTGTGATAGTAACCTACCAATACGCTGACATAACCAGCGGCCACTATCTAACCAACACAGTTATTTGAATGTTGGTGCCTTCACTTCGGTACTTGGCTCCATAGCTCAATATCGTTGAGGCGCAAAAGAAACCTACTTAATTGTGGTAGGGGTCTTTCTGCGCTTTCTTCAGAAACTTTCACCAAGCTCAATATCACAGCACGAAGTCCAAAACAGAGAAAAAAGAGAGAGATTGGGAGGGGGTCGGTTAGGGGGAACCTTTATCACTAACTGTTTAATGCTGCGCCAATTCCTTTTTAGAATCTATCCCAGATTTACTTGACATCAGATTTGAGAATTATTTTCAAATTCGGGGGGTGACCCTTTTCAGAAATATATTTTTTATAGAGGGTGTATAGTAATGAGCTTTCTCACTCACTTTTCCCCTACCCTACCCTAAATCAAACCTTGGCAGTATTTTCTACAGCTTTCAATCCCTTTAACCTTTCTACAGTATCGTTAGATAATAGGTTAGCTAAGTTTATCTGCCTATTGTCTGAGGCATCTATATTAATGGAGCTCTGTTTTATATCTGAACCAGAGTGGCCAAGCTTGCGAGCAGAGCCTTGCAACTGCTTAGTTAGTAGCTTCAACGCTTCAATGTTGCCTTGCTCGGCTAGCTTGTTAATAGCTTCCAATGCCTCACTATATATAAGCCCTTCTCTTGACTGGATACACTCTTCCAACATCATTGCGAACTTAGGACGTTTCCTTTTCCAGAATAATACAGTGCTTGGCTTGATATTTGAGGTTGGTAA